AGATATATCATTTATGTATGGTTTCTGTATATTTAGGCCACTCAAAGTCGTCTTTGATTTAAGTCATCATCATCCAAAGGAGCGAAGGTTGGCCAAATTTGAATGTAGCGTGGGTTTCATGCACTTCGTGAGTTTCTTCGCCTTCTAGCTGGAGGATGTACAGTCCTCTGCCGGAGGCTACCTAGAGTACGGCCCGGCCGGCCCTGGGTAGTTGGGTCAGGCTTCGGGATGCTCAGCTTTGTAAGCTCTAATCATAGCTGCGTTCTTAGCATTATGCTTGGCATGATAGACTTTGCTCTTCAGGTAGCTTCTGAGAGCGCACTTGAGAGTATCTACGTCAGCGAGCTTTGCTAGTTCTTCTAGAGTTGAGCATTTTTCGAGTTTGTCTAGAGTTGACATACTTAATCACCTCCTTGCAGTATAGCTGCGGCGTTATGTAAATCCGGGCGTCCGGCCCAGAGAGATAGCGAAGGGAGGAGAGAGTTCTCCTCCCTTAACTTAAGCCTACTTCCTTTCTCTTACACTTCAGGATGCTCTCTCTTGTAAGCTTTAATCATCATAGCATTCTTAGCATTGTGAGCAGCATGATATACTTTGGATTTCAGGTAGGAACGAAGAGCTGATTTGAGTTCTACGAGGTCTGAGAGTTTTGAGAGTTCCTCTAAAGTTGAGCAAGCTTCGATCTTGTCTAGAGTTGATGTCTTTGACATGTCTAAATCACCTCCTTTGTTTGTGACATATCATCGTAGTCTACGATGTTAGCGATGGTGGTCTGCTAGTATGAGTAACGCAACTGCTTGTTCTATGCGGTCTTTAGTGGTTCGTAAGCGTAGTTTGAGCTTGCCGGTCTTGATTTTTTGTAGCAGTTCCTCCAAAGCTAAGTAGATTGGGATAAGCTCTTTGTCTAATGCTTTCGACATGCTTTCTCACCTCCCTATATATGAGATATTTGCTCTAACCACGAGGTTCGAGCATTCATATATGTCATCTTATTCTGATATATATTACATGGATACCATCCTTTTATAGAAGGCAGACTACTCCATTAGCCTGCTCATCAATCGCATAAGATTTCCGAGGGGGCCGGGCTAAAGCCAACACAAGGCGCGATTACCAACCGTAGAACCACCCAAAAAGGCCAGTCAAGGTAGCTTTCAGGGCTAATGAACGTCCAAAAAGTAATTTGTAACTCTCTCATTCTAAACACTTTAAAATGAAAATACTTGTTGCTTTTCGTTTTCAAATCTTATATAATATAATTATAGATGGTTATCTACAAAATTACGAATTCCGTCAACGGGAAGCAGTATATAGGGCAGACCAGTCTAACGCTAGAGGAACGTGTGAACTTCTATTACTTCCATCACGCATACCCGAGCGATAGTTGCTACCCTATAGAACGAGCAATGAGGAAGCATGGCTTTGACAACTTCGTCTTCAAGACACTTCGTGAATGCGCTACCCAAAGAGAGCTTGACCTCTGGGAACGTCACTACATTAAAAAGCTGGGAACCAAGATACCTGTAGGCTATAACGTTCAGGATGGGGGAAGGTTCTATAGGGAGCCTTCAAGAGAAGCCATTCGCGGAAGGCTCATCGTAAAACGCTACTTGTTAATACAGCGGAAGAAAGCTCAGCTTGAGAGGAAGAAAGAAAGGAAGGAGAAAGCCGATGCTCTTATTGGAGTACGCGACACTTCGCGTAAAAGATTCTAGAGGAAATGGCTAGCGAAGGACCCTGAAATCCTAAAGCCACTAGAAGAGCAAGTGTATCGTGTAGGAGCCTTATAATGCCAGGTAACTCTAAAGTCGTCCTCACCCTTACCTATAACGAGGTCGCTAGGCGTCTCCTCATGCACCAGACTCCTGCGGAGATATCCCAAAAGATGAGCCTTCGGCTAGGTACTCTCACCCAGATGATGCGCAGACCTGACTTTCTAGTAGTCATGGAAAAAGTGCGCGGGAAGACCTACGAAGGCGTCGACAAGCAACTGAAGGAGGACGCTAAGGGTGTCCGTCAGAAAATCATCGACATACAGGACGACTCGTTCGAGCGGCTGAAGCTGCTCATGGAGCACGCCGCTTCAGAGGGAATCCAGAAAGACATAGCTCAAGACTTCCTAGACCGAGGAGGCCACACGAAGGCCCCTGAGAAGGCTCCACAAATCCAAATTAACATTAACCCAATCGAAGCCGATGTAATTGCCGACGCACTCCATAAAGAAAAGGAAGGGCGAGCGCGCCTCGAGAAACTTACGATAACGCTAGCCAAGCCAGCAAAGGAAGTGGAGCACCCAGCTTTACAACTAAAAGAACATGATAGCGAACCAAGCGACAAGCCTACCGACTGAACTCCGAGCTAAAACATTAGACTCGATGTTCTTCACCGCTACAGCCCTGCTAGGCTTTAATGACTTAACTGAACACTTGCACTATGAAATGTGCCACATAGCCGAGCTAGCAGAAAAGTACAAACGCTTACTCGTTATCGTTCCACGAAACCACTTCAAATCCTCGATATTTACCATAACATATCCCCTATGGCGTGGCTTACGCGACCCTGAAGAAACTGGCCTCGTGGTAGCTAACACCGCAACCAACGCAGAGCATTTCGTTGGGCTTATCAGGTCCGCGTTTGAGAAACGTCCGTTCCTTCGACAATGGTTCCCAGAACTCCGACCTGAACTTTCAAAGCGTTGGAACAAACTCGAAGCATGTCTCCCACGAGACAACGATCGCGCTGAAGCCACTTGGGAAGCTGCAGGTTGGGCTACTAAGGTCACATCGCGCCATTACGGCTACATCGTTTTCGACGACCTTGTTGACGAGGAAACTTACGAGAGCATAGAACTCATGGCTAAGCTAATCGCACGATTTGAACAACGAATCAAAGGATGCCTCAGACCGCCTATCGATGAACGTACGGTTATCGTAGTTATGAATCATTGGTCAAACATTGACCTCGCTTGCCACATCCTAGAGAAGCACCCAGAGTTCCATGTGTACTACAAGCAAGCAATCATCGACACGCCTGAAGGCAAGAAAAGCCTATTCCCAGAAAAGTGGAAACTGAAGATGCTACTTCGCATGCAGGAGGAAGACCCCTACCTCTTTGCCACACAGTACATGAATAACCCTTCGGACCCCTCTATTATGGAAAACAAACCCGAGTGGCTCCAGAAGTACAAGCGTGGTGATAACTCTATCATCCTACCTAAGGACTATGACTTTGAAGAGGTGCCAATTGGCCGTATTAACATATACGCAGCTGGCGACCCGAGACACTCCTTGAGTAACACAGCTGCCGAGAAGATGACTTCACGAAACGCTATCTCTATAGACGGAATCGACGACAAAGGTAGACGCTACCACCTCGACGAATATTGTGCTCCGAGTTCCCCAGAAGAGTTCCTTCGAGCTATGCTAAGGCTACATCAACAGTGGCATCCGATCAGGTTCGGAATTGAATCCTTTGGATACCAGAAAGCGCTTCAGCCACTTACGAAGATCATTTGGAAGGACGAGGAGGACAAGCCTTACCTAGAGCTCCTACCTCATGACACTAAAACTAGTAAAGCTAATCGTATACGTGGTGGCTATAGGTTCTACGCGTTGGGTAAAGCTTTCACTCACAGGTTCCTGACTTTCCACAACCAAGAGTTCCTCACATGGGATACCGGGCGTTTTAAAGACATGGGTGACTGTTGGGCGTGGAACATGCATCAAATGAAGGAACCTCGAACAAAGTCAGACCGCTTTGAGGAACTTGAAGCCGACCGAGAGCACGAAGAAAGCCTCGTAGGTATGGGGAGGATTTAACAGAGAGGTGAGCATGAAAATAGGGCATTGGGGAATTACCCCATTTCTCAAAGCTATTGTATGGTGGTGGAAAGAAGGCCATAAATACAAAGCGGTTTTTATGTTTGGGAAGTATTTACTGCCTGCAATATGGTTTTCTGTAAGAGTAAGTGGGCTAGAAGGCTCAATGCAGATAAGGAGAATATAATGCCATACAAACGTGTAGGCAAAAACGTTATGCATAAGAAAAGCGGACGCTGGAAGATAAAGCAACGTTGTACCAGTGCAAGTAACGCTGCAGTTGTAGTATACAAGCTTCGTCAGAGGGAGAAGTAATGGGTAAGCCTATCAAGCTAACCGAAGACCAGAAGACGAAGCTCCTGGACTACATCGACGTGGAAATCTCTGCGGCTTTAAAGAACGTGTACAACCCCCAGATGGACAAGTATAGCATACTAAACGACCTGTACTACGGAAAGACTAAACCTCGTAAGGAAGATTGGATGTCCAATTTTCCGATTCTTATGGGAGCAACTTTCACCGACGCAGTTACCGCACGTCTCCTGAATACGATGTTTGCCTACAAGCCCACGTTCTCCCTAGAACCCACCAGGAACTCTGACTGGTCTGAGGTAGCGCGGAAGATGGAGCGCCTAATCGAGTTTAAGGTTAGAACGGAGATGAACCTCTATAAGGAGATGCGTAAAGTCGCGTTCGAATGTACACGCTTAGGAACGGGAGCTCTGCTCACACCTTGGGTAACGAAAACCGAGAAGATCACTACTCGTGGCCTCTTCTGGTCGCGTACAGTAGAGAACACTCTAGTAGACGGAATCGTAGCACAAGCGCTACCAATGCGTGACTTTGTATACCCTGCCGGCTATTCAGAGCTTCGAGATTTACCTTGGTGGTCACGTAAGATGCGTTGGACTAAGATGATGCTTGAAGTGGAACGCAAAAAAGGAAACTATGAGTTCGAGGACAAGCTCTTTGCAGCCGAACAACCCGTAGATGAGAAGCAACGTGAGGCCCAGGAGCAAGCGGGTGAGGAGCCTGACGAGGTCAACCGGATCCTAGGTGACGAAGTTTACCTCTGGTACGACCTGAAAGGTAACGGCGACTACCGCCGTTATATCGCCACGGTTCATATTGACTCTAAGACAGTGCTCCGCTTTGAGGACGACACCTATCCAAGATGGGCTTTAAGCCTCTTCAGGTACGGACCACGCGATTATGGAATCAATGGCCTTGGTGTCATGGAAATGGCTCGTCCTTACGACGAAGCTTTATACGCTTTGTACAACACCCTCGTGGACAACTTTAAGATTGCAACCATGCAGTGCTTTAAAGCACGTAAGGGTATTGGGATCCACTCCAAGACGAAGATATACCCTGGGAAGATCTTCCAACTCGACAACCCAGTGGAAGACCTCATGCCGATGCCTATGGGTCAACCATTCAACCTGAATGCGCAATTCATGACCCTAATTCAGCAACTAGGAGAGCGTCGTACAGGAATAAGCGACTACTCCCTCGGACGTGAATCTGGTATGGCTGGAGGACGTGCAACTGCCACAGGTACATTAGCTCTTATCCAGGAAGGTCAGAGACGCTTTGACCTCACTATCCGCGACTCGCGAGAACAGATGGACGACTTTGGCGACTTCAACCTGCGTATGATTCACAAGCGAATGAACCGCCGCCAAGCTTACATGATCTTGGGCGAAGACGGTAGGTGGATAGAAGAGTTCCTAAATATGCCTGCAATGCCTCCGTATCTCGCGCTTGGTGTTAAGAGCTCCATGTCGCATGTCGCACAGAATAAGGAAGTAGAGAAGAACGACGCCTTAGCAACATTCCAGCTCCTAGAGAAGTACTACCAAGGAGTTGTTAACCTCATAGGTCTCTTACCACAGATGCCTATGCCACAAATGCAGGAAGTCGTCATTAAGATTCTAAAAGCTTCGGGAGAAAAGGTAAAACGGGTCCTTGAGACTCACGGAGAAATGACTCCTGAGGAATATACAAATGTAACAGAGGGCCTTACAGGTGGACCACAAGGGGCTCCTCCGCAAGGGGCTCCAGAAGGGGGACCAGTTGCCTAATATAATAACAAAAGACGCAATAGAGGACTTCGTCCTTAACCCCTGTTGGAAGGAAATAAAGGAGCGACTCACGCTTACACAGGAGTCCCTGTTTAACAAGATACTCAACGGTCCGCTAGAAGAAGTACCAGAACTACGGATCGAATATAAAAAGATCGCGATACTCTTGGGCTTTCCTAAGACGTTTCGCGACGAACTAGAGGAGGAATAAAATGCCTGAACCTTTGGTAGAACCGTCTAAGACGGCACCAGGGAAAGAGCCAGTAAAGGAACCGGTTAAAGAGCCGGTCAAGGAACCTGTAAAGGAACCTGTAAAAGAGCCTGGGAAGGACCTTCTTACGGAACCCGTAAAGGAGCCGGTCAAGGAGCCTGTTGTAGACCCCTTAGCTGCGAAGCTAGAGGGAGACAAGATTCCTGACAAGTACAAAGGTAAGACCTTTGAAGAGGCCCTAGTACTCATGGAGGCCACCGACGGCGACCTAACGAAGACCAAGCAGGAGAATGAGCAGTGGCGTGTTTACTACAAAGCGAAGCAAGCCGAGGAAGCAGCTAAAGCAGGTAAGCCGGAAGAGAAACCCTTTAATCCTATGGACCACCTAGATGAGAAGCAAGCCCAATCTATCCTGACGCTTATCGATGCTAGGAACAAGCCCATACTCGATGGTCTTAGTGGCATGTTGCTAGAGTACACGAAAAGCATTAGGCCTGACTTCAAGCAGTTCGAGCCGCGTATCAAGCAGATCTACGACAGCTTACTCCCCGAGTACAAGTTCAATCCTGATTACGGGTGGGATTTCTCTTATCGATTCGCGAAAGCGGAGGCTGAAGGAACCCCTGCTCCTCCGACACCAACACCCGCGGTTCCTGGACCTTCTGGAACTGGTGAAACCCTTAAAGTGGAAGAGCCATTAACAGAAGATCAGAAACTGTGGGCGAAGCGAATGGACATCCCAGAAGCTGAGTACAAGAAATACGCAGTACCTTTAGATGCTGCTAAAATCGAAGAAGACGGGAGGAAATAATGCCAGGACCTTTACACATTCTTTGTGCACAACTTAACAAGCAACAGGGTAGACGTTATCGACTGATACGTCTAGACCCTGCTAACGTAGTAGAAAAGAAAGTCCGTGGTTTTAAGTTCTTGGGCAAAGAGGACCCCGAGATTAAAGGGACAATCCTTGCAGAACACGCCCGAAGAGCTGACGGCCTCATTGCTGTAGCTAACCTTGGCATAGCAAGAATTTCCGAAGAGGACGCGCTAAAGCATGACGCAGAGATCCAAGCGCGTCGCGACAGGAAACTGCAAGCAGTCAAGAGGAACTACAGAGCTAAGGAGGAAGAAATCAAGCGTAAGCTTGGTGGACACCACAAGGACTTTAAAATCATAATGAAAGAAGAATAGGAGGAAAACATGGCCACATACGCACGTGCATACAAGCCGTGCCTTGGCAAGATGATCGACGCATCTCCTCCCGTAGTTTGGCACTGTCCTGTAGCTGGCTCCGAGGGCTTCGTAGTCGGAGACCTCGTTTATAGAAGCGGTGGCTACTTGACGGTTTGTGCAACTACTATCGCTACGGAAATCCTCGGAATTGCGAAAGAAGACGAACCAGCTGCAGCCGGAGAAGTTGCAGTTCTAGTTCTTACAGGAATGACCGCGTTCAAGATCCCCGTACATCACGCTACACCAGGCGACGCTGTTATCGTGGTAACCGACCACGGTAACATCACCTATGATTTAGAGCTGGTTGCGAGTCCCTATTGGTATATCAACATCGGAGCATCGACCACACACATTGTCACGATTCAGCAGTTCATAGAACCCATAGGTACAGCTAACGGGCTGGTCCTAGCTACAATCAATGCCGAGAAAAGGGAGGTGGGATAATGCCTAGCTCATCACCAATGATGCGATCAGGTTTTTCGGATCTGATGTATCCAGGCCTGAACAAGGCCTATATGCTCGCTTACAACGAGTATCCAGTCGAGTACACGAAGTACCTCAACCTCGACACCTCTACCAAGAGGAAAGAGGAAGACGCAGCAGTAGCAGGCTTCGGTCTCATTCCTGAAAAGGATGAGGGCGATACGCCGATATTCGATGTAATGGAGTACATCGACAAGCTCGAGTACCTCCACAAGACCTACGTAATGGGTTACGAAGTAACCGAAGAGTGCATGGAAGACGAGCTTTATGGAATCATAAGGCAAGCCTCTAGAGCTCTTGCGGTCTCCGTAAAACAGACCGTAGACACCCTGTGTATATCACCCCTCGACAATTCATTCACAGACTCATCTGCATATCATGGAGTAGACGGGAAGCCGTTGTGCTCCACTGCTCATCCGGCCCAGAAAACTGGTACGGAAGTTGCTAACAAACCGACCATCGACTGTGACTTCGATCCGACAGCCCTTAAAGACGGGCTATTAACCTGGGAAGAGTGGACTAACGACAATGACTTACCCCTGCTCATCAGGCCCAAGTATATTGTCAGTGGTCCGGGACAAAGGGGCATCATCGGTCAAACTTTGGGGACAGAGAAAGAGCCTTTCGTTGCTGACAACGAGATCAACGCTGTCAGAGAATGGGGGCTTGAGAGAATCATTCTCCATTACCTGAATGACCCTGATGCATGGTGGATCCTCTCACGTCCAGCAGATCATTTCATGAAGATGTTCTGGAGAAAAAGACCCGCATTTAGGAATTATGACGATCCCAACACAGGGAACGCACGGTTTCTGGTGAGGTTCCGATTATCCAAAGGCTTTACACATTGGTGGGGCGTGTACGGTTCCAGCGGAGGATAAACCAAAATGCAGCCTAGCGTTTCGCGGAACTCTTAGTTCCTCTCCGGTTCGCTGAGCTGTAAGGAAAATAACGGTTAGGGAGCCTTTTTCGGGGGATTAAGGCTCCCTAGTCAAAACAGTTGCCACATGCTACAGCCCCCGAGTGGTGAACCGAAAGGGATGTGGCAGGGAGGTCTTAAATGACTACTCATCAAGACATGATAATGCAGTTCGGTGGGATGCCCGTGGGAGAGATTGTCCAGGGCAATACCTACTTTGTAGACAACAGCAAGTCATCCTCTAACGACAACAATACCGGTAGAAACTGGAAAAGGCCCAAGTCAACCATTCAGTCAGCTATTGATGAAGCTGTTGCTGATAAAGCTAATGGCGGTCATCGTATCTATGTCATGGGTTCAGGCAGGAAAGTGGAGTGGAGCGAGACTGGTTTTCACGCACTAACTGGAGCAGACCTTTACGGCGTTTATCGTGAACAGATCGAAATTCCCTACAACGCTTGTGGTATGCAGCTCTTCGGTCTCAACCG